AGCACCGTAAACAGTTAAATCAGATAAGAAAGCTTCGTTATCCATTGGTTGACCATCTGGACCGATTAATTTACCAGCTCCGTCAGATGCGAAACCAGACATTACGATAAGAACTTTTCTGTAGTTATCTAATGTATACGCTGAAGGTACTAATTGGTCATCTAACCAAGCAACAGTTGTCACGAATGCAGTGATTGCTGAATATTGTCCTTTAGAGTAATCAAATAATCCTGGTGGGTCTAAAGCTGGTTCGTTACCTTCGTAGAATCTATCGTAAAGGTCTTTAGTGTTATTGTAGTCATAACCGCTATTTGGAGTTTGGTCCGCATTTGCGTTTGGTGAACCGTATGGTGCGTAGTGTGCACCACTATTTGCGTTAGAGAACGCTGGGTCGTATGACTGAATGTTTGGTACGAAGTAGAATAATTTACCGATAGGTAAGTTCATAGCTTGTACTGAAACGATGTCATTCGCTAATAATTTAGAGAATACACGTCTAACAATTGGGAAAACAACTGTTTCAAATGCACCTGTATCAGATGTAGATGATGCTTCGTTAATTAAATACGATGCTTGGTTTTCATATAATTGTGCAACGTTTTCTCTCATGTGACCTTTAAGACCCTCTAAGAATCCTAATTTGTCCCACTTACTGATTGTGTCTTCTTTGATAACTTTAAGGTGCTTAAGACCGATGTTACCTACAAGACCTGATTCTAATAATGCTCCCATTTTTTAGTATAGTTTGTTTTTAAGTTTTATTTTATTTTTATTTTTTACTTTATTGTAACTTACTCATTAAGTCCTTCATTCTCATGAATTGAGGATTCTCATAAGTTTTAGATTCAATTAAAGTAGTAGATGAACCTGTAGAAACTGTGTTATTAATTTTTTGTCCTACTGACTCATTTATTGATTTTGAATCCACCTTAGTTAATTCTTCTTTAATTGACTTATAAAGACCTTTTGATTCTTTAAGTGAGTCAACATCGTCAAATCTTCTAAGAATATTGATTTTTTCTTTTTTAGTTGTAGAGTGTTCAGTAAACAATCTTGTTGCGTAAGCTAGATTAGAATTGAATATAGCAACTTCAGTTAATTTCTCTCTGAAAACATTTAATGCTTTTCTATACTCTTCATTTTTCTCTCTTAACATAGAAACTTCAGCTTCTAAGGATTCAACAGTTACACCGTTATTCCCATAAACAAAATTTCTGTTATTTGTAATACCTTTTCTTAAACCTCTACCTTCTTTGGAACCCATTCCATAAGTTCTAGCAGCTTCTTTCGTTTCTTCTTTTTCAAACGCTTTTCTTTTTAGAGTATCACCTTTTTTAGTAGTATAATCCTCATCACCTTTGTGAGTTTTAGATTTGTCACCTTTATTCATTCCGTAATCACCCTCTTTTGTTTCAGCTTTAACAACTTTAGATTTACCTTCCATGTTAGCACCTTTCTTGTATTGGAATTTACTTGCTTTACCAGTACCAACTGATTTTGGACCTTCTTTTTTGTCCTCATCAAATCCTCCTTTTGCCTTATTGTCATAAGAGAATTTTGGTCCTTTACCCATTCCAACACCTTTAGGTTTCACTGAAGATTTTGATTCATTAGTGAAATATTCTTCATCTAAATCCTCACCTTCATACATGTCCTCTTCTTCAGACATATTTTCTTCTTCGTACATGTCTTCTTCTTCGTACATTTCTTCGTCCATTTCTTCATCTAATTCTTCTTCGTCATCTTCGTCTAATGAAATTTCATAAACAATTTCCTCCTCTTCTTCAAAGTCGTCTTCTTGTTCTTCCATTTCAGTTCCGTAGTTAGAAGAATCTATTCCTGACATATCGCCATCAAAAATTGCTGCGATAACATCATCAACTGATTCATCAGCGTCATCCATTTCGTTCATTGTTTCGTAATCTTCTTCTGATTCACCAAGTTTAACAAGATATTCTACATCGTTATTATCGTCTGACAAATGAATTTCGTTACCATCTTTTTTAACGATGATACCGTCATCTTCACCCATTGCCTTAAATACCTTAAGAATTTCTTCGTCAGTAGCGTCAGTTAAATCTATTGGACTATCAGAGTCAATGTTCATGTCCATATCAATGTTCATTCCCATATCCTCATTATCAGCTGCATCACCTTCATCTCCTAAGGATGGAGCTGTAGCAGCATCTATTTCAATCTCGTCTTCTTCTTCATCTTGTTCTGATAGAGATTCTTTTACTAATTGGTTGATTTCTTCCTTCATAGTTGAAGCAAGTATTCCTTTTGCATTCTCGGCAATTGCCTCTTCAACGTTTTTCATTTGAATGAGTGCCTCTTGTACTAATGATTTATTTTCTTGCATGAAAAATTATTTTTTTTTATACCTAATAAATAGTATCAAAATTCAAAAAGTTTATTTTTTAGATGGCAATAAACGACCTTTTTTGATATTGTATGTTTGCAACTTCTTTATTTGATTGGTTCTGAGCCCAAGTAGATGCGTTTTCAAATGTGTCGAATATAAAATTATTTGATATTTCTTGTGTAGTAGTGTCTTTCAATGTAATTTGAAACATGTCGTTCAAAGAAGCATTATTCAAAATAATATTGTCAACAACTAATGAACTGATACTTTGAATTTCTTTTCCAGTACCTTCAACATAAGACACGCAGTTTGACCATGATGTTGCACTGATGGCGTATAAATCTAAAGATTGGTCAATGTTTTTTGCAGATACGGTGAATAACATATTTTTGTGTTTACTATAAATATGTTAAGACAAAAAAAAAGTGGTCATAGACCACTTTTATAATTATTCAATAACTTCGTCAATTTTACTTTCAGAGACTGAAGTGATTCTCCAATCATGTGTAAAACCTTCATACTTTTTTGTGACTTTAGCTTCAACGTCTGTCACAGAGTAACCTTTTACAAGTTTTTCTTCTCTAATTTTTTTTATCTTTCCTGAGTTTTCGTCAGGTAAATCATACTGAACTTTTGCTACAAAATATTTTTCTTCCATGTTTTTATTTTATTTTCCTAAATAATCGTTCAATTTTTTCATTAAGTCAAGTGATTTGTTTGATGAGGAAGTATCCATTGACTGTTTCATTCTTTTTTCTTCATCCAAATTTTCTTCGTACTTACCTCTATCTTCAGGATTTGAGAATAAATAAGCACCAGGTGTTGATGGTGAAGATACTAAGTCAAAACAAATTAGTTCAAAGTCATCCTGTACTTCGTTTCTTTCCCCGACCTTTTTCAATGAACCCACTCCTCTTGAAGAAACTCCCATAGTTACACCCTGTCTCATTAAGTTAGCTGCTTGGTCTCCTTTTGTTGAAACTATACCTCTTTCATGAAATCCAGGTGATGTTAATAGTTTGAGTTTACCCATCAATATATTCTTGTCCCACCATATATCAGTTATGATGTGAGATACTCTGTCTAAGTCAATCAATGACGACTCAGGGTGGTTAAGTTCTGATGTTGATAAACCCTTAGAAATTGCTTTCTTATAATTCTCAGCTTCTCTCTTTAAAATTCTTTCAGGATAAAATCTACCGTTTCTATTTGGGGTGTCATACTTTTGTAGAACCGCGTAGAATTCAAAAGGGTTTCTATAATCAAGTGTCGCAGCCTCTTTTAGAATTTCAAAATTACGATGGTCTTTAGGGGATACCATACCAGCATCCATTTCAATTAGTATTCCGTGACCTAACTCGTTGGCCTCTAAGATTCTTAAATTTTTCATTAATTCTTTTTTAAGATAAATATATCAAAAGAGTATCTTTATTAAATTTCTTCGTTTTTTGAAATTGAAAAATCAAAATATTTGTTGTTTTCAACTGCGTTGTTGAATATATTTTTGATAATAATTTTGACGGATTCTTTAATTTCTTGGGATTTAAAATCAATTTCCTGATTTGTATATAAATTGACCTCGAGATTCAAAAATGATTTTTTCCCATATGACAAACCACTTGTCCTTAAATCTAAATCAATAATACTCCTTTCTTTGAATATCGACATGTCAATAGAATTGAATACAGAAGTCTTAATATCTCTATTTAAACTTGAAACCACTCGATTCCAATTATCGTACTCTTTTTTTGGTGTTACCCAAGATTGAATATTTATATATAGTGATTTTAAATTTTTTGAATCCACAGTCCCATATACTGATTTAATTGGGTTATATAGATTTAATTTTACGCTTTTACCTTTTTTCATTAACCTTTACGTTGGTAATCGTTTATTTTGTATTAAAAAAATAACACAATTTACAACGATTGTCAAAAATTTTGCAAAAATTATAGATATTTGTATTATATGTTAATAGTAGAAATTAAAAATAACGAGAGCATTGAACGAGCCCTGAAAACTTTAAAATCTAAAGTTATCAAGACTAAACAAAATCAAATACTTTTTGAAAGAAAACAGTTTGTTAAGAAATCACTCACAAAAAGAGTCAAGAAATTAAAAGCTATCTATAAACAAAAATTAAATAACGATTAAAGAGATTCCTCTAAATTTTTTATTTTTAAAAAATTCATTTGGTCAAACTTCTCGTTTTTAATTCTATCAATTGTTTCTGATAACTTTGTCTTCATTTCAAACTCCTCTTCTTTTTCCAAAATTGTTTGAAGCTTAGAAACTGCGCTTTCACGGATAGTTTCAAATTTAGTTTCCAATGATGCCGAGTCTTCTGAAATGATTAAGAAAAATTCTTTTTTGGAATTTTCATCAAGAGTATCAATGTAATTCTTTAATGTTTGGTTAGCAATACTAACCATAGATTTCAATGGAATATTGATAGATTCTTTTAAAGTACCATTGTTTGACGTTAACAATTTAATAATATTCTTTTTTGAATTAATTCTTTCATGTATGTCTAATTTATTTAGATAAACAATAGAATCTATGTCAGAATATTTATTTTCAACATTTTCAGACAATGTTGATGGCAATTTAATATTCGGTAATAATTTTTGAATCAAATTAATACCTTCTTCTAAAAAATCTTTAGCGTCGGATTCGGATAGACTTTGAGGTGTACTCAACTGGTCATACAAAGAATATATCTTTGACATAGTTTTATTACTCAAAACATTGTGTTTGAATTCTTTGAGTGACTTTTTGAAATCTTTCTCATTTTGATAAGATTCAATCAAGCTGTTTTCAATTATGGATTTGATTTGTCCGAACGTCATTTCTAAAGGTATTTTGAATATAAATATTACGAGTTTAGTAACTTATTCAATTCTTTTGAAATTTCTCCCAAAGATTCTTGTCCTTGACCTAAATCTAAGAATGTTGACCCCTTAAAAATATTGTTTTCCAATAGGATATTCATGTTAGCATTTTTGGATTCTGGAGTTATTTCGGCCTCAGTTCCTGTAGGCGCTTCTGGTGGTGTGGTTACTTCAGGTCCAGCGGCGGTTTCAAACTCAGAACCTCCACCACCTATTGCTGGTGCACCACCTCCGAGTTCTGTTTCAGCACCAGGGGCAGGTGCTGCAGGTGCCCCTTCAGCTCCGTTACCGTATAATTTGTCAATATTATCAAATAAACCTGTTTTAGTAATAACTGTTGGAGTTGCTTTGAGTTCTTCGCCAACCGCTCTTTCAATTCTTTGTTGTTGTAAATCAAGTCTGATTTCTTCATCAGAGAATCCAAAGATATGTTTCTTAGCCCATGTTGAAGATGTTGGTTGAATACCATTTCCTGGGTCAGATACCAAATCTTTATATAATAAAACTTTTTCTTTCCATACATCAATTTTCAACAAATCAGCTTGTGTTGATGGATTTGTTAGACCTAATGTAAAGTTTTGTAATTCGTCTTCAAATCCAAGTAAAAATAAATGAACGATTGCAATTTTATTCAACTCTGCAATCATACTTTTTTGAATTCGGTTAATAGTACGAGCAAAACGAATATCTTGTAATGATAAGTTTTTACCATCACCAACAACTTCTTCAAAACCTAAAAATGCTTTAGGAACACGAAGTGCCGTTAATAATTTCTTTTGAATATATTCAATATCGGCAATCTCAGAAAGGTTAGTTGCACCAGGTAAAGTTGTAATTGGGTCTGGTGCCGCTGGGTCTCTAACAGGTATAAAATAGTCTTGGTCAACCGCCATTTGGTTGAATCTCATATCTACGTTACCTGTTTTACTATCAACGACTTGTTCTCTTTTAAATTTGTTGGCGACACGGTTTACATATGCTTCAACATCGTCATCATTCATATTCCCTACAAAAACCTTGAACATTCTTCTTTCGGGTGCTCTTGATGTACGATAGATTAGCATAGCATCCTCAGATAACAATAGTTGTTTCCAAATACGTCTTGCCTTTTCTAACATAGAAGTACCGTAAGGAAGTTTTCTGTCGTCACCTAATAATCTAAAGTGAGCAATTTCCCATGATTGAAATTCCATGTTTTTGTTTTTCCATGTGAAGTGTAAAGCCTTTTTATCTTTGTCAGGTTCTGCAGTAATGTCTACTGAAATTTTTTGTGTTACACCAACTTCATGACGTTCAATTTCAATTGTTGGTAATTGTTGACATCCTACAACACCCTTTTCAGGGTCTAACTTCAAGTAAACAAAGTTGTCACCATACTTACAAGTGTTTCTTGTCCACATTGGTAAGTTGGTGTTAATATCTAAATTATTATTAAATAAATC